ATGCGCGGTGTATAACCATTCGTTGTAAAATTTAAGTTTAATTAAATCTAATGTTTTGTTAATATCGATTAGCATCAAGAATCCTATAGTTTGATATAATTACTTATTCTAGGATTTGATGTTCCGATTATTTTCTTTTGTAACCTTTAAATGGTTTTGCTATACTTTGAGTATTTGTATCGGGCATTTCTGTGCTTTCATCATCCCCGTGATTCAAATCTACAATGTCACTGCCCACTGCTTTATATGCTTGTTTAAGCATTTTTGATTCTATGTCAGTATATGGGTGAGCAGTGTTATAACGACCACTCCATGTTTCGGCGTCTATTTCTAATGGGGTAGTTCCATCTGCACATGCAACAGCCATCATAATACGATTCAATTCATAGGTGCGGTCATATCCTCCCGGATCACGAAACTTATGTAATCCACGCATAGCAAAAGATTGGCGTTTAGTAGGTGTAGCAATTGTACGCTCTGTTAAAAAGTCTGATGCTCTCATTTTGGATAACCTTTAAATGCTCTGACTGGACTAGTTTTAACTACGTCTGGTGCTTCTTCACTTTTCTTAGTGCTGATTAATACTTTAGTTCCAGGAACACCTGTTTCTTTCATCGCATAGTCAATATCTTTTTCAATCTCACCATCCATATATGAACTTACAATTAGATTCTCTCCCCATGGAGTTTCTTTTTCAAAGTTATAAGGTGGGATACTATCTTGCATTCTTTCAATTTGTCCTCGGGCACCAGCTAATGCTACACCAAAACGATATTGTTTATAAAAATCACTATTAGGTAATCCTGGGATAGTATATGTACCCGGCAATGCTCTAGCAATATCAACTGACAATGCAGCACGATTTTCCGTTATAAATTCTTTTGCTCTCATATTATACTATCGGTCTCGGTTTGCATATCCAAATAATTTTCTGTTTCCATGATACTATCAGGATAATCATTTAATTGAATATTCAAGCCGGGAACAGGTTCTCCAATCCAGGTAACCTGTGATGAGATAAAGTGAAATAACGTAGCAGCATTATCTGTCAAGGGTGTAACTAATATACGAACATTAGAATCAAATATATCAATATTATATTGTGTAAGATAGTTCCCATTAAATATTGTATTGTGACCATTCCATCTTACGCCGTCTAAGTCATTAAGTATACTGGCATTTAATGTAATGTTTTGACTATCCATGTTATCTACGTTTTGAGAATTAATTTGAAATGTTGCCTGTGTAAATGCATTTGCAGGAGTTTCATATATAACTTGAGCGGTGTTTCCCACTGTGTATGCATTGCTAGTAAAAAACCCTGTACCGTATAATTGTGAAAAATTATTGTTAATCTTCTCAAAGGCTGTACGTAACGGATCACCTTCCCCATCATTGGGTTGTGCACCTATATTGATTATTTCTTGGGTCATCTCTATATCCTAAACTATAGTGTATTTATCAGTTTAGTCAGAATTGACCTGCTCAAAAATCTTCTTCTGCTCTGTGTACCACTCTAGTATTGCTTCTAATTGAGCCGCACATTCGTGTCTTGTAGCGTAGTTTTTTGCTACAACTTCCATTAAATTGCTCAATGTGGTAGTTTTACCCTCAATTGTTTGTAAAGGTTTGCAGGTTTGTGTCAGTGGTTCTGGCAATTCAGGGAACTTCTGCTGCACAGGAACTACTGTGCTACAGGCTGACAAAAAGATTACCGATAATAGTAGTAGTTTTTTCATTTTCTTGGGGCCAATATCATCGGTGGGGTAGCCAATTGATTATGTAAATCAGTAGGAACTTCTATCTGTTTCTTTAATAAGGTTGGGTCATTCTTTGCTGCTGCGTTGTGAGTGGTTATAACTATCTCTGGGATTTCGCAGATATTGTTATATTTGACAATTTCCCTATCAATAAACTGTACTATATCATCACCCTTTTCTTTGATTACTTGCTTCTTGGTAAGTATCTTGGTGACAACTTCTGTGTTTACTTTCTGTGATTCGGTCTCAGCTTTGGCAACTTTAGCTTCCATCTCTTTGACCTTAAGCTGCCAAATTGCTTGGTCAGCTAATCCACCCTCTAAGTATAAGCCAAAACTTAATACTAATATACTGATAATCTGTATAGGGAGTTTATATGGGGCAATAAAGGGAATGAATCCAAGAACAAACCCAGCAATAGTTCCTACAACTCCAACAAAAAAGATGATATGAGTTACGAAATCAGGAAGATATGATAGAATCCACATTCATATATTTATCTTTATTGAAGTATGGATCATTAATTAACCACTCATAATATTTCTGAAATCCTTCAGCTACATCAACTTTAGGATCATATCCAAAGTCTTTACGTGCAGCATCAATGTTCAATGCTCCCCGTGATGGGAAATCACTGTCCTTGGGATACACAGATAGTGTACCACCACCTGCTAATTTTAGTGCCATCTGTGCAGCTTCTAATAATGTGACGCTATGGCTCTTTGTAATATTGTATGTTTTGTTCTCGGTGTTATCGCTTAGTGTAGCTGCAACAATTCCATCAGCAGCGTCATCAACATAAGTAAAGTCTAGTGTTTCTTTTTCACCGTTTACTTTTATTGCGTCACCTCGCATTGCTGTAAGTAAAAATTTACTGATAACTCTATCTTCTACATCTAATGGACCGTATACTGCACTTGGACGAATGATAGTATGCACTAGATTAGTTTTGCGAGAATAATCACGCACTAGCCATTCACCAGCTAATTTCATAATGCCATACTGACCTTGCGGTTTACAAATAGCATCTTCTTTTACATCGTCAGTAAAGTCTCCGTATACCATTGAACTACTAAGATATATAAATTTACGGACTTCGTACTTATTAGATAATTCTAATAAATTTAGTAACCCTTCACTCATTGTACGACTGCCCAATGCTGGATTAGCATTAACTACTTTCTGCCTAGGAAAGCTAGCCATGTGAATAACAATTTCAGGTTCTTCAATATTAAAAACTCTATCCATTTCCCCAACATCTGCAATATCTTTGTTATAGATAAAACTTAAGGTGTTAATAAATTTATCATTAACAACTTTCTTTTCTCGTTCACTTATAAGATAATCAATTTCAGCTTGGGGTATGATGCCATAATTAGTTTTGTTATCAACAATTGATACTTGATGTCCTAAATCTTGTAATCGTGTGACTACATTGTGTCCGATAAGGCCTAGCCCGCCTGTTACTAATATATTCATTTGTACTTTAAACTCCAAAATACGTAATCTTTTGATTTAAGAAAGGCATGGATGGTGTATGAGTAACCATATACCATTGGATCGTGATATCTTTTCCAAATTGGAGCCGGCTTGCTGTTTTCCATAAGCCATTGTCCTTCTTCTGTTTGTTGCCATTTCCAAATTGGTTCAGCAACATACAAATCAGGATCTTCTACATCACCCATCTTAATGGTATGTACTACGCATTCAATTGTATCCGGTTCTAATGTCATACTGCCATATCTGCTTTAATAGCAGTATAGCATTTGTATTCAACTAACTCAATATCTTCGGGTATAAAATCATCTATGTTTTTTATAGACTGATTGATTTTCAATGTGGGCAATGGTAATGGTTCACGGCTCAATTGTTCTTTAACTTGTTCAACATGGTTAGTGTAGATATGTGTATCACCTGTGCTAATAACTAATTCAGCTACACCCAATCCACATACTTGTGCTATTAGATGAGTGAGTAACGCATAGCTAGCAATGTTAAAAGGTAACCCCAAGAAAACATCAACACTACGCTGATACATATGGCAAGATAATTCTTTATTCTTGTTGACATAGAATTGGCATAATACATGACATGGTGGCAATGCCATTTGGTCTAACTCACCTGGGTTCCATGCTGTGAGTATATGTCTACGACCATTGGGATCTTTTTTGATACCCTCTATCAATATCTTTAATTGGTCAATTTCTTTATGATGTATACTACCTTTGCGGTTGTATGTTGAGCCAAACTCATCCATAAAGACTTCGCTTTTGTGTGATACAGGAGTAAGCCAATGTCTCCATTGTACTCCGTATACACGACCTAGATCACCCTCAAACTTTGCTTTAGGTTTCCAGTAACTTGCTAACGCATTCGGTGTCCATATAGTTACAACACCATCACGGGTACCATGTGTAAGTTCTGCTAATCTGCGTTCATCTCGGCTACCCTCAATGAACCAGATTAATTCTCCTACACACGCTTTCCAAGCAAGTTTTTTAGTTGTGACGGCTGGAAAACCCCTACGCAAATCAAAGCGAAGGTGACGTCCAAACACACTAATAGTCCCTGTGCCAGTTCTATCATCTTTTGTTTCTCCGTTTTCTAGAATATCTTTTAATAATTCTAAGTATTGTTTCATAGTTTATTCAATAGTTTATCTGTTTCAGGTTGCACTGCATCAGCAATATTTTGTACATTGAGTATAAACTCAACACCAACCACTGATTCATCTAATTCTTGTAATTTTCTACTTACAATTTCCTCTATCTGATCTGGGTCTAATCCTTGAGTTAAAAACTTTTCAATGTTTATAGTATGTTGTTTTTTACCCTGTAGTTTGACTACTAATTTCTTAATAAACTCTACCG